CCGTGCTTCTTGAAGCACGGGCTCAGCAGCCCCAGCGACAGGTGATTTGGTTGAAGCTGAATTAGCGTACTCTGAAGACCGTAGTGGTAGTGGTGCAGCAGCCAAACTTTATATTAGTTCTATTGACTCAGGTGGGTCGGAAGTAATACAAGAGATTGGTGGTAAATACTACACAGACATTATCGATGCGGCCACATCAGCAAATACAGCTAGCAAACTCGTAGCACGAGACGCTAGTGGTAACTTTTCCGCAGGTACAATTACCTGGGGATCGCTAAGTGATGGAACTATAACAGCGACAGCATTCGTTGACGAAGACAATATGGCTTCGAACAGTGCAACGTTGATTCCAACACAACAGTCTGTCAAAGCTTATGTAGACTCTCAAGTAACAGCACAGGATATGGACGTAGCGTCTGACTCCGGTTCTATAGATGTAGATCTAGATTCAGAATCTTTAACTATTGCAGGGGGCACAGGTATTTCTACAAGTGCATCTGGAACAACAGTTACGGCTACTCTAGATAATACAGCAGTTACAGCAGCGTCTTATGGATCAAGTGCAGCAATTCCAGTAATAACAGTTGATGCTCAAGGACGTATAACAGCGGCCACTACAGCAGCAACCAGTTCAACACTGACAATTGGAGCGGATTCAGGATCTGATGACACCTTAACGGTGGGAACAGATACATTCAACTTTGCAGGAACAGCCAATGAAGTTGAAACAACAGTTTCAAACAACACGATTACTATTGGTTTACCAAACAATGTAACAATTGGTGGTAATTTAACAGTATCAGGAACAACTACAACAGTTGATTCCACAACATTAAGTGTCGCTGATCCACTTATTATATTAGCCTCCGGCAATAACAGCTCTGACGCTGTTGATGTTGGTTTATACGGCTTGTATGATACTTCAGGTTCACTTGATTTATATGGTGGTATTTTTAGAGACGCTTCCGATTCAGGTAAGTGGAAACTTTTCAAAGACAGCCAAGTAGCTCCAACTACAACTGTTAATACAGGCGGTACAGGTTATGCAGTAGCAACACTTGTAGCAAATATAGAAGCAGCAGCAGCTACAATTACAGGTGGTACTATAACAGGTATTACTGATTTAGTAGTAGCAGATGGTGGTACAGGAGTAAGCACTTTTACAAGCAATGGTGTACTATACGGTAACGGCTCAGGAGCTATACAAGCAACTGCAGCAGGTACTGACACTTACATTATGTATTCTAATAGTGGGACACCAGCATGGACTAACGTTATAAGCGGTGGTACATACTAATTTAAATTATAGGGAATGACAATGACACAACAAAATGATCAAAGTGACTTGATTAATGAATATATTAAAAACTTAGCGGCGAAAGTCAACGAGTTACAAGCGGAAAACATTTTATTAAAAACTAGATTAAGTCTTTTGGAAAATGCGAACATGGCAAAAGCACAGGAAACGCAGGTGCAAGATGGTGGAGGCTTTGGACAAGCTCAACCAGCACCTAAGGTAGATAAACCAACTACACCTGCTCCTGAACCTTCAATGAAGACAAATGCTTTACCAGGTTCTAAAAAGAAAAGAGACGAATCGGGACAATTTATAGAGGAGAAATAACATGGCGATAGTAATTAAGATTAAAAAGTCTGAAACAGCATCTGATGCACCAACAACCTCAGATCTCGCAGTCGGAGAAGTTGCATTAAATACAGCAGATAAAAAGATCTACGTTAGGGATTCAAGCGATTCCATTATTAACGTTGCTAACTATGTTGAAGCAGACTTATCCTTAGTATTCCCAACGGGAGACTATGGTAGTGTTGCAAACGCATTAAGTGAAGATGCCTTTGGACAGTTAATAGACAAAATCTATGATCTGAAAGGAGACTACACTTCTGTTAATCCTACTATTAAAATGAGAGTCGCTACTGAAGACTTAGGCGCTTTATCATAACCATAAATTAGGAGAGAAAAATGGCAGTTACAGTACAATTTAGGAGAGGCACAGCAGCACAGAACAATTCGTTCACAGGTGCAGCAGGTGAGGTTTCTATTAATACTACTAACAATGCTATTAGGGTCCATGATGGAAGCACAGCAGGCGGTACCGAGATGATGCTCGCATCGGCTGCAAATATTTCCGGAAACATTCCAGGCGGGAATGTATCCGGTACAATAGATGGCGGAACATATTAAATAGGAGAAAACAATGCCAACACAAGTACAATTTAGAAGGGGAACGACGGTACAAAACGAATCGTTCACCGGTGCTGTAGGCGAAATTTCCGTTGACACTACTCTAGACACAGTAAGGCTACATGATGGCTCTACAGCAGGCGGGCACAGACTCGCGAAATATTCAGATATTTCAGCTGGAGACATTACAGCAGTCGTAGCTGGAACAGGCCTAGCAGGCGGTGCAACAAGTGGAAGTGCAACAGTTAGTTTATCTCACTTAGGAATTGAAAGTTTATCAGATCCAAACGCAGACAGAATTGTATTTTGGGACGATTCAGCAGGAGCCTCACAATGGCTATCCGCTGGTTCAGGTTTAACTATATCAGGAACATCGATAGCAGTAGACACATTAAACCAAAGTACAACAGGCAACGCAGCAACAGCAACAGCATTAGCAACAGCTAGGACTATTGGCGGAACATCATTTGATGGTACAGCTAATATAGCAGTAGCATTAGCAGGCACGGCCACAGCATTAGCAACAGCTAGAACAATACATGGTGTATCATTTGATGGTACAGCTAATATTGATTTAAGCGAAGTTATATCTGACACAGTTGGAGCAATGGTTAGTTCAAATACTGAAAGTGGTATTACAGTCGCGTATGACGACGGCGATAATACTATTGACTTTACAGTAGGAACACTTAACCAAGACACAACAGGCAATGCAGCAACGGCAACAGCATTAGAATCAGCAAGAACAATTGGCGGAGTATCATTTAATGGTAGTGCCAATATAGACTTGCCAGGAGTTAATGCAGCAGGTAGTCAAAGCACAACAGGTAACGCAGCAACAGCAACTGCACTGGCAACAGGCAGAACTATAGGTGGAACATCATTTGATGGTACGGCTAATATAGTACCAGGGACGGCAACTTCCTTGGAAACAGCTAGAACTATTGGAATGACAGGAGATGTCGTATGGACATCAGCCTCATTCGATGGTACAGGCAATGTTACAGGCTCAGCTGTTATACAAGCAAATAGTGTAGCTTTAGGAACTGATACAACGGGCAATTACATGACAGACGCGTCTGCAGGAACAGGTGTTACAGTAACACACACTCCTGGAGAAGGTTCAACAGCAACAATAGCAATAGGACAAGCAGTAGCAACAAGCTCTGATGTCCAATTTAATGATGTAACAGTTAGTGGAAATCTAGATGTTAATGGTACAACCACAACAATAGATTCTACAAATTTAACAGTTACAGATGCTTTAATTGAACTAGCAAACGGCACATCAGGGACACCTGGTAATGATGCCGGTCTGATCATAGAACGAGGTAGTGCAGATAATGCGTTCATCGGTTATGATGAAAGTGCAGATAAATTTACAGTAGGAACAGGGACTTTTACAGGTGCTAGCACAGGTAATTTAACTATTACAGCAGGCACATTAGTAGCAAACTTAGAAGGTAATGTTACAGGTAATGTAACAGGAAACACTAGCGGATCTTCAGGATCCACTACAGGAAATGCAGCAACAGCAACAGCATTAGCAACGGCAAGAAATATAGGCGGTGTATCATTTGATGGTACGGCGAACATAGACTTACCGGGAGTTAATTCTGCTGGTAACCAGGCAACGTCTGGATTAGCAGCAACAGCAACAGCATTAGCAACGGCAAGAACAATAGGTGGTGTATCATTTGATGGTACAGCTAATATCGATTTACCAGGCGTTAACGCAGCAGGTAACCAAAATACAACAGGACTAGCAGCAACAGCAACTCTAGCAGCAACAGCAACAGCACTAGCAACAGCACGAACAATACACGGCGTATCATTTGATGGTTCAGCCAATATAGATTTAAGTGAGGTTGTCTCAGATACAGTAGGAGCTATGTTTAGTTCTAACACTGAAACAGGTATTACAGCAACTTATCAAGACGCTGATAATACAATAGATTTAGTGGTAGGAACATTAAACCAAGATACTACAGGTACAGCAGCAGACGCGACAGCATTAGAAACAGCAAGAACAATAGGTATGACAGGTGACGTAGTTTGGACATCAGCATCGTTTGATGGCACAGGAAACGTTACAGGTTCAGCAGCTATTCAAGCTAATAGTGTTGATTTGGGAACACATACTACAGGAAATTACATGGCGCAAGTAAGTGGGGGGAATGGTATTACTGTTTCTCATTCACAGGGCGAAGGCTCTACTGCTACCATAACAGGAACAGCAATTTACAACGCAGCCGGTAGTTTACTGAACTAGGAGTAGATTATGGCTTTGGCTAGTAGAACAGATCTACAAGATTATTGTCTTAGGAGACTTGGAGCTCCTGTGATTGAAATAAATGTGGATGAACAACAAGTATCAGACAGAGTAGATGATGCCATACAATATTGGCAAGAATATCATTTCGACGGTGTTGAGAGAACGTTTGTTAAACACATGATCACAGGCTCCATAGTCAAATTGACAACTAATGTAGCATCAAACTTCCAAAGGAACGAATTAATAACAGGTGGCACCAGTGGTGCCATCGCGAAGGTAGTCTCGGGCACCGGCCAGGAGATTACTATAGAAAAGATGAAGACAGGTAGCTCTGCTTTCGTGGCCAGCGAACAAATTACAGGAGATGTAACAGGCTCGACGGCTACATTGCACCCTACCACTTTCTATACACCAGGAGACATTGAAAAAGGATATGTCCCTATTAGCAATAATATATTAGGCATCACTAAGGTATTTAACTTTGGTGGAGCAGCAACCAACACCTCCAGAGATGGAGAATTATTTGACTTGATGTATCAATTTAGAATGAATGACTTATACAACTTAATGGGCGCAGACATGGTCTATTATAGTGTAGTACAAAGTCATTTAACTACATTAGAAATGCTTTTAGCAGGTAGTAGACAAATACGTTGGAACAGAAAAACAGATAGACTTTATATGGATACAGACTGGGATAAAACATTTAATCCCGGTGATTATTTAGTAGCAGAAGCATGGGCCTTACTAGACCCGTCATCATACCCAGAGGTATATGACGATATGTTTCTTAAGAAATACGCCACTGCTTTAATTAAAAGACAATGGGGCTCTAACATGAGTAAGTTCTCAGGTATACAAATGCCTGGCGGTGTTACCCTGAACGGTGATCAAATATTTCAAGAAGCAACACAGGAGATTACGGTTATAGAAGAGCAGATGCAGAAGAGTTACGAACTGCCCCCACAATTTATGATAGGATAGTGAAACATGCCAACAAACTTTTATTTCCAATCAGGCCAAGGACAAGGACAAACAAACGAACAAAGATTAGTTGAAGACTTAATAATAGAAAGTCTTAAAATCTACGGCCACGATACTTATTACCTACCTAGGACACTAGTCAACAAAGATACGATCTTTGATGAGGACGAGCTGTCTAAATTTACACAAGCATATCCTTTGGAAATGTATTTGGATAATGTAAATGGCTACGAAGGACAAGGAGATATATTTACAAGGTTTGGACTTGAAGTAAGAGATCAAGCAACTTTTGTAATGGCAAAAAGACGTTGGGAAGACATGGTACTGACTTCTGGAGGCGCGTTTACACAAACAACAAGGCCTTCTGAAGGAGATTTAATATACTTTGAGAAAACTAAATCACTATTTGAAATCAAATATGTTGATTTCCAAAATCCATTCTATCAGTTAAACCAAATTTATGTA